ACGAAGTGGATGACAGCCTGCTTGACGGTGGCCGGCAGGGCTGAGACATTGACGCCAGTCGAGTGAGCGTATTTGAGGGCAGACTTCGTAGTGATGAAGTTAGTTGCTGCGCTCTCGACCACAATCTGTTCGGTGTATTGTCCATCCCAAATTGTGAGAGTCATGCCCGGATAAATCCCGGTGAGGTTATCTACCTCTACTCCACCGTCTCCGGCCTCAGCGCCTGATGTGACGAAGGTGTTGGCAAAGCCGTTGACGTAAGTCCACTGACAGAACTGCTCGTAGTCTCCGGGGAAACCTCCAGCGACGAGGTTTAGGCTGCCGAACTGGACAACCGTCGAGATGCCGAAGTCCGAGGTGATGATGAACTGGTGACGCTCAATCGAGGTGTTGGTGTCGGTCAAGGTGATGGCCTGCATTCCGCTTCCGGGAGTTGTTCCGTAGGCGAATGAGTCCACTTCGAGGATTGGCCAGTATTGAGGATGGATGACGAACTGACCGAGTCGGTTGGGCCGGTAGCGTCCGTTTTCGACGTTGCTTGTGGCACAGAGGGTTCCCATTGCGCCGAGGCAGTAGTTGTCGGCGAAGGCTGATGCCTGGTTGATGAGGTTCGACAGTGCGTGATCCTGTACCGACAGGTCGCCTCCGGGGATGAGGTTCGTCGTGTCGATTGCAGCTGCGATAGGCGAACGCTTGAACTCGGCTGCGGTGATGTACGCCGAGCGGTTGTTGTAGGTGAGGTTCTGTGGGCTAACGACGCTCATGGTTCAGTTCCTCGATTGCTCCGATCAGCACTGCTTCGGTCAACTGCTTCGTGTCCGAGGTCGTGCCGCTTGTCTTGGCTGCGTGCCAGTCCGTCGCCGCCTGCTTGAGACGGTTGAGAGCCTCGTGCTCGGCCTTGGCGATGACGATGTGGCTCATGCGTTGGCGATCATCTCTGAGCCGCCACAACGACCGCAGGAGTCGCTGAACACGGCTTGGAATCCGCACGCTGAGCAAGTGAAGCCCGACGTGCGGAATACCGTTCCGACGACTGCGAAGTCGCCAGTCTTGCGGAGTGCCTTGGCTGCTGATGGGTCGACGTGGAACGTGCCGTCCTTGTGACGCTTGTGTTCCTTGCCACCGATCTCGACGCTCACTGCGCCTTTATCGGGTCCGATCATGCGAGTCATGCAATCCTCCTTGGTTGGCCTTGAGGGGAGCGGCCCTGTGTGGACCGCTCCCCTCTCTAGCCGATGAGTGTGCTGGATCAGCCGGTGATACCGGTGATGGCACCCGACCATGCTGGCGCACGGTGGATCATCGTGTTGATCATGTACGACGAGGCGTCGTATGACATCTGCACGACGGGCCACTCAATGACCATCATGTCCTGAACCGAGGCGACCTGAGTCGTCTCTGCCACACCCGAGTCCGGGAAGGGCAGGTTCTTCTGCCAGATCAGGGCGGTCCCTGCTGGCATGTATGGGTGAGCCACAACGTCGACGAGCTTGCCGGTGGTCTCGTTCACGAGACCGGTGACAACCGAGCCGATGTTGACGCCGTCGCCGCCGTCGTAGTTGATCCGGTAGCCGGTGGCAGTTCCACCGCTCTGCTGGATCGCACGAGCGAGCGCACGACGAACCGCTCCACCGGTGAGGATGGAGTCGCAGTCGCCGAGTACTGAACTGAACAGTGATGCGAAGGCGTCCTGAAATTCTGCGCCCGGCTCCGAGGTGGAGAGGGTGCCGTTGAGACGCTTGACGTATCCAGCCTGAGTCGGGTCGGTGTAGACGGCGATGAGACCGTCGTAGCCGTACTGGTTGGAGTCCGCAGCCGCCGATGGGACGGTGAACGAACCTGAGCCAGCGGTCAGGATGGTGACGCTGTTTCCGATGACGACCGTCTTGGAGGTGTACGTTCCCGAGACAGTTCCCGAGTAGACGTTCCATGACAGGACCGAAGCCGGAAGTGCGGTCGGAGCGGTGATGGTGACGGAGTTGTTCGACCCAGAGACCGCACGGCTTCCCTCAGCGGTGGTGGCGAGGGTCTCGCCAGCCGAGGAGTTCAGGCTGATCTTGTAGTAGAGCGTGTCCGTTCCGCCGACGAGCGTTCCGCCTGTGGTCGTGGCCGCAGCCGAGGTGTAGTCCGTGACAACTGGACGGGTCAGTGCGCCAACGAAGCCGACGTTGCCAGCGGCGTTGTTGCCTCGACCGGTGAGGAGGTTACGCTCCTCGCCGAGCATGGTTGCCCAGAGGAGCGAGGTGTGGCTGAGTTGACGAAGGTCGGTGTAGCCCTGCGCTTGGAACTGAGCCTGCATGTAGACCTCATCGCTGACGCCCGACTCAACATACGACACAACCTTGCGGTCGGCGGCGTAGCTGATCTTCGAGGGACGCTGGAGGGCGATGCCGCTGCTGCTCGGGAACTGCGTTGAAGCGGTTCCTGATGAGAAGAACGTGCTCTGGTTGGCGACGCCACCGGTGCCCGAGTTGGACACGCCAGTGATGCGACGGAACTCCTTGGCCTGACCGACGCCACCGATGCGCGAGATGCTGTTGCGCAGGATGAACGAGCGAGGCACGAGAAGCGCCAGCGCCGGGTCGAGGTCGTAAGGAACGAGGCCGTAGTTTCCGGCGATAGCACCGGTCAGCGGCGTTGAGTTCGTCCAGTCCTTGTTGATGTCAACGAGGCGGTCGATTGCGGCCTGAGCCTCGGCGACAACGTCAGGAGCCATCGACTTGTTGACGATGTCCGAACGCATGGCCTCAAGTGAGGCGGTCGGGTTGGAGGCGGCTGCGGTCTTGACGATGCCTTCGCCCTTGACGAATGCAATCTCGCCACGAGTAGCGGCGTGGTAGGACCGGGCCTGAGCGTCGGACAGAGCCGACTTGAACATTTCGAAGCGCTCAAGACGCTGGTCGGCGGGAAGTCCACCGAACAGGTCGTCAACGCGAGGGGCTGCGAGAGCCATGTTGATCTCCTTAGATCGTAGGGTTGGTTGGTTAGGCGCTGACGAGCTTCTTGGCGTCGGCTTCCATCTCCAGAGCCTTGCTCAGGTACATCGTCCGCAGGTCGGGATCAACGACCTCTGATGCGAACTTCCTGTACCGGGAAGCCTCTGACTGGAGCCGCTCGGCTTCGACGCTCTTGTACGCCTGTCCTGCGGTTCGGGTGATGGCTGGCCCACCTGGAGCCGCCATCTCTTTCACTCGCTCCAGTTCAGCCTTGAGGAGCTCGATCTCCTCAGACTGCGCTGCCTTTGCGATTTCAATGTCGGCGAGGATCGTGTCCACGCCGAGGGCCTTGACGACTTCGGCTCGGAGAGCGTCACGCTCGTCGTCGCCGCCAGCCTTGGCTGCCTTCACGATGTCGGCGCTGACGCCGAGTGCCATGTAGTCCATATCGATGTCCTTCTCGTCTGACTCGTCCATTGTGAACGGAGCGTCGGTCTCGCCTTCTTCGGCTTCGCCATCCCACCAATCTAGGAAGATTTGCAGCGCAGCGAGGAGGTGAGAAACGTCCATCGTTTCGTCCTCCTCGCCCATCGCCATCTCATCGAGTTCGGCCTTGATAAGTGCGATGAGTGACTGACGGACGGCTTCGAGGTCGGCGGCGTTGTGCTCAACCTTCTCAAGGTCGGCGTCTGCGCCCTTCCAGTTCTCAGGGATCAGGTCCTCACGGTTCAGCGCAGCGGCACGAGTCTTGATGTGCGCCTTGACCTTGGCCGGGTCCTTGGCTCGCCCGAATGACTGAATGGCGTTCTTGAGGTCGGCGACAGTCTTGATGGGGTAGGAGCCATCGGGAAGCGCAGCGCCAGACGAGGAGGCCTGTGCTCGCTCGTCCTCGGAGTATTCACGCTTCTCGGTCTCGGCGTCTGCGGCCTTCGGGTCTTGGATAACCGTTCCGGGGTTGATCCCCGGCTCCTCGGGCTTGCCAGCGTGTCCGGTGCCGTCGCACTTCGGGCAGGTCTCGCCGGTCTCTGGCAGTTTGCCGAGTCCGTCGCAGGTGGCGCACTGGTGGTCGCCGGGGTACTCGGACTCGTCCTTCGGCTGGTAGCCGTCCTCGGGCTTCCAGTCGGCCTCGATGCTCGGGTCGCCTGCGGCCTTCTCGTAGTCGTAGGTGCGCTCGGCGTCAGCGGCTTCGACGGTCTCGGTGAGTCCGACGCCCTTGGCGATGGTGGTAACGGCGGTCGGATTGCACGGACGGTCGACGTAGGACACTTCCACGATGTTGCCGCCGACGATGCGTCCGCCCGGAGCGGAGGCGTCCTTGACGACCTTGGCACCCTTGATGCCGATGCTGTAGCCCTTCAGGAGTCCGGCCTCGATCTTTGCCTTGGTGCCCTCGTCGATGACTCGTGACTTGAGGTGCCAGTCGTCGCCCTCGTTACTGAGTTCGAGTCCGATGCCAGCGGCGATAGGTGAGTGCATCTCACGCAGGTTGCCGAACTGCATCCAAGCAGGCATCGCAGACTTCAGCCACGTCGGGTCGCAGACTTGCTCGTCAAGGTCGAGGTCGGGGCCTGTGGCCTTGCCGACGACGATCAACTGCCCGTCCTCGTCGTATGTCTTGGTGATGTCGCCTGCGTAGGCGTAGACGGTCTCGTCGGTCATCTGTTGATGGCTCCTGGATCAGTGTCCCTTGAAATGCTTGGACAGTTTGTCGTGGTGGTGCTTTACCTTGGCGACGTGGGGCTTCTTCGCCTTCTTCGGTTTCTTCACCTTGGGGGCCTTATGACCACCGTGAGCCTTCACGCCTCCGGTGCTGTGTCGTCGGGTCATCGTGGCAAGCGTAGAACGAACGTGTGTTCGTTTGGTGTAACCGCCTAGCCCAGCGTCTCAACGTCGTCGAAGAATGAACTCGGCAAGCCGAAGTCGTCGGCGATGATGTCGGGCTTCGGTTCTCCGTCTGACTTGGTGACGTTGCCGAACTTCACGAGGTCCATGCCTGCGAGTTCGTTGGCGACCTGCTGGAACTTGATCAGCATGTTCTGGATCTCCTCCGGTAGTGCTGCGAATCGGTCGGGGTGGTTGAACAGGACTTGGACTTCACTGTGGAACTCGAGTGCGTTCTCGCCTGCGTACTTTGAGATGTATTTAGCGATGAACTCGTTGCCGACTCGGTTGCCGTTCAGGTCGACCTTGATGCCTTGTGCGTCAAGGAATCCTGCCTCACGCATGGCACGAGCGATGATGCCGTCTCCGGCGAAGTTGCGACTCGTGGCCTCGGCGACGTGCTGAGCGACGTGGCCGAACTCGTGCGTGTAGATGTCCCTGATGTTGTTGGCGACGAAGAACTCTTTGTTCATGCTGAACAGTTCCTCGGTCTGCTTCGGGCTGTTGTAGACGCGTGCGAGTTTCTTGGTGATCAGGAGGCGCTTGCCGTAGTCCTCGCCGTGTCGGGCCTTGAACAACAGGCTGTTCCGCTCGTCCATGCTGGCGATGGCTGCGAGCCAACGTGATCCGTTTGAGGCGACTTCGACGTGCGTCAACTCGTCAATAATGCCTGGAGTCTTGAGGTCGGCGTCCTTGAGTGCGCCAGCGACTTCCTCAAGGTGCGACGGTCGGATCTTGGCTGCGTCCATCGCATCGCCGTCGATCTGGATGTTCTTGCTCGTGAACCAGTCGACTGCGTCGGCCATCGTGGGGAAGGAGAACCGGCTGTTCGCAGGCTCGCTCGCTCCGAGTGTCGGCCCAGCTGCTACCGGCTCGGGAACGCTGCCGCTCGTATCCGGCTTGTCGATCTCTGGAGCATCGCTTGGCGGCGTCAGGTCGGAGCCTCCGTCCGTTGCGCCTTCCTCTGGCATGGTGACGTCGCCGGAGCCGACGATGCCGCACGCGCAGTTGGGGTGCGCCGGTGGCTGATCATCTGACCACTCGTGGGGGTTGTTTGACTCGGCCTCGTCGCATTCGTCGCAGGCTCCATCGTGTGCGATCCAGTCGAAGGTAGCGAAGCCTTGCGCCTGGTACTGATCCGACTGACTGGCGATCATGCCTCGAGCGGTCTCGGTGTTGGCGATGACGAACGCTCTGGCAGGGTCGCCGAGGTAGTCGCTGATCTCGTTGCGAATCGCCCAAGGTGAGGAACCGGCTTCGAGGCCTCGTGCGATCACGTTGCCGATGCGGTCGGTCATGTTCTCGCCGATGTCACGGCTGATCGTGTCGGAGTTGCCGAGGAGTTGTCGCATCCCACCGTCTGCGACCTTCTCGGCGGCTGCGGTCGATCCGGGCTTCCAAGTGCTCCAGTCGACCGAGCGTGCGAGTTCGGTGACTGCGGAGTTTCCTGCCATCGTTCCGTCTGGACGAGCTGCGACCTTCTGGCCGGTCATCCATGAGTCGACGTGGACCTGCCGGAGAACCTCGTTCAACTTAGAGGGCACGAATCGCAGGTCAGGGAACGTGGCTTTGTTGCCAGCCTGAGCGATGGCGACGTCGACGCCTTCGAGTCCTGCTTTGAGCGCCGCCTGAATCGCCGGAGCGTAGTGGTCCGAGATACGGACTAGATAGGCATTCCCCGGTACAGACTCGATAGGGCGTCTAAAGGGCGGCGGCTCGCCTTCGTGAGGCTTTCTCTGGCCTCCGTGTTGAGTCGCTCGGCTTCTTCGGCTGAGACGTGCTTGAACTCGAAGTCACGCCACGACTGGCCGGTGCGCTTGCGCTTGGCGACGAACGCCTTGAACGCCTTGGTCTCGGCTGCGATGTGCTTGTCGGCGTTGAGGATGCCATCGGTCCATGAGACCGCAGGCTCACCGCCCCATGCTGCGTAGGCGACTCGGCCCGGTGATGGGTAGCCCTTGTCGCCTGGACTCCAGCCTTCGGCTTTGGCGTCGCCTTCGTGACGTGCGAGGAAGTTGGCGATGCGCCCGATGGTCTCACGACTCACGGCTGCGCCTCGTGCGAGGTCGGCTGCACGCTTGCGTCCGGTGTCGGTGAAGCCGTCTCCGGCGTGGCCTTCTTCGATCCACTTGAGCGCACGCTGCGCTTCTTCTTGGACTGCCTTGGGTGGCGTGAAGGTGTCAGCGTCGGCGGCCTTGGTCTCGATGACCGGCTCTGGCGTTGGCTCCGTCCTGGCTTCGACAGGAACGTCGACTGCTTCGGCCTGCTCCGGTGCGACGGTGCCAGTGCCTCGCTCGTCGGCTGCGGCTTGTCCGGTGGCAGTCTGGCCGATGGTCTCGCCAGCGCCGTCGACATCGAGGAGACCCTTGAGGAACGTGATGGCGTTACCGGCGACGATGAATGGCTCGTCGGCCTCTGGCATATCGTAAAGCGGCTGGCCGAGGTCGGCTTGGACTTCGTTCAGCGTTTTCTGGCCGGAGTAGAGCGCGGCTTGCAGCGCCTTGGTGCGCTCCAGTTCACGGCTCGCAGTCTCCTCGGCTCGCAGCACGAATGTCACGGCTCCGGT